GGGCCCCTTGCGGGGCCCTGGGCGCAGTGCAAGCAATTGTATCCCTATGCTGGTGATAAGCCAGTGTTGGGGTACGTTCGAGGGAACAATCCCTCGAGGACCGAAAGGAGCTAGGATCACAACCAAGCTCAAAAGGGTTCGTCAGCTTCGACCAAAGATCGATACTGGCGGCACTCTCCAGTCTTGGAGAGAGGGCCCGAATCAGCCGTTGGGTCTTTCGACTCAACGTAACTATCCGGGCATCCCCAAGGCTTGGATCGGTATTCAGGTTACTGAATCCGAGAATCATCCTGCCTGGAAGACTCACCGTTATGGTAGCTTCCAGGGTGATCAGGGGGGTAACTTCCTGACCACCAAGCAGTATCTTGACTCGACTATTGTCAGTCAGAAACTGCGAGGCCAGAAGGTGGTTATTGAGCCATCTGTATTCACCGTCGCAACTTATGACGGTGCAATACTTCCGATGGCTCCTGGTCCGTCTATGCCCTTTCCTCCTTTTGCCACTAGCTCAGATTCTGAGCTAATGGCTTGGGGGACAAAGGCAATAGCGGCCTGTAAACCAACCAATCCGGTTGCCGATGCGTCCACCTTTTTGGGTGAACTCTTACGCGATGGTATTCCCAAAGCGTTCGGTTCATCCATTATCGCCGCAAAGGAATTTGTCGACTACGCTAGAAGCGTAGGAGACGAATACCTAAACGCCGAATTTGGGTGGGCGCCCTTCGTACGCGATCTGCAGCGCTTTGCGCATGCAGTCACCCATGCTGATAAAATTCTTTATCAGTATGAGAAAGACGCGGGGAAGGTCGTTCGGCGGAGGATGAGATTTGATCCTGTCGTGGTAGACTCATACAGTACTGTACTCAACAACGCGGCCCCGTATTTATACGTGGATCACGCTGCGTTGCATAGTACTGGCTTCGGCCAGGGTAAGGTCCTTAAGAGTAGGAAAACCACTAATGAGCGGTGGTTTTCTGGTGCCTTCACCTATTATCTTCCGAAGGATGCTAATAGCATTCGCGGGAGACTAGGTGGCGCCGTCCAAGATGCTAAGAAGCTTCTTGGACTCTCTTTGACTCCAGACACTGTCTGGAATCTGACCCCCTGGAGCTGGGCCACCGATTGGCTTTTCAATACGGGAGATGTTATTTCAAATCTCACCGATTGGGCCATCGATGGTCTGACGATGAAATACGGCTACATTATGGAACATTCCACTAATGTAGATTCATACGTATTTTCGGGCGACACGGATTTTCAAAACCGTGCCGCTCGACCCTCAGTCGTGACTCTGATTTCAGAGTCAAAGAAGCGACTAGGGGCATCGCCCTTTGGGTTCGGTCTGACGTGGGACGGTTTTTCCGCCCAACAGAAGGCCATCGCTTCGGCCCTTGGGTTAACCCATGGGTTGAAGTGAATTGCTTCATTGTGTCAAACGCCATTAGGGAGTCTAACCGGGCTCCTAGGAGTGATGCTCATGTCGTTCACTGATCCGCAATCCGTCACCATCTCTGGTACGACTACGTCCCTTCCGCGCGTAAGCGTGGAGGAGAACGAAAGTCAGTACCAGTCTGCTGACGGCCTGATCCTGCTCACCGCCTCCCATCAGTTGGGAAAGCGAGTGCGTAGGGTCCTGCGGCTCGACACGTCCAAGATTACCTCGGATCCGTTCCGTCCGAGCGAGAACGTCAAGGTTTCGATGTCAAACTACATCGTCTTTGACCTTCCGCTGGCCGGTTACACGAATACCGAGCAACTGGCTGTCTATACGGGCTTTAAGGGCCTGTATACGGCAGCTACGGACGCGCTTATCCAGAAGCTCCTGGGCGGTGAGAACTAATAAGTTCTCGCGAACCAGGCTGGAAAGTCCGACACCACAACTATTCGCTTGCCGTGAGGCAACCGGACGGTTGGCGGTGCCGGGTGGCCGATACAACTCGTACCCTTACCATTAAGGTGAGGGGCCGTGTTCGTAATTGGCCATTCCGTGCTTCTAGAAAGTGAACTCGATAGGCCATGAGTTCTCATGCGCCTCCTCCCGATCATGGGCGACGATCTGAAGATCGCCGTTCCGTCGGGGGGAGGAGGAAGACTGATGAGCTGCCACGTGCCACTGTCACCCGTAAGGGTATAGCGGTTATTGTGGCCGCCATCAACTTCGCCTATCTGGTTGTCGAAGCTCTTGGTTCCAATTGTGTTAATTGGTTCCATTAACTTCGGTGAGCACACCATACCTGTCATTCTCTCAAGGATTGGAGAGGTGAAGAAATTCGAGAGTGGTCAAAAGACTATCCATGACTCGTACAATGGGTTTCTTAGCATCCAATGGATGCGAGTTACCCTATATTTGTACGTGCCCATGGACGTAACCGGTCATACTGTAGGGTCTTTGCTTCGCGGCAAAGGCTTCCAGTTTGATCCTGTTACGCTCTCTATTCTCCACCATCTCCATACTGAGGACGATGTCCTCAGGTCCTGGAGAATGAGGGACGGGGAAAGCCCCTTCCCGCTGGAATAAGTTACGTTCCGGTAGGTATGGTCGACGACAGAGCTAGGGATAGTACACCTTCCAACTAAGGAGGGGACTATGAAAAGCCTGACGTCACTCTGGTCCATCACAGCTCATGAAATGGCTGTGAGATGTTGCACTAGCGCCACGCGCGACATAACAACTGTCGTGCGTCGAACCGAACACGAGGGGTTATCGTTTTTGGCGATAACCCTGGCGGACTTTGGAAAAGCTACCCAAAAGTGGCTTAACCAAGGTTTCGTCGTCCCTTCGGACGCCCCGTCGTTCGCGAGAACTTCGGGTCGCCGTACTGGTCTCCCTGCATTTCTGCAAGGTTTCCTTGGACGTGTGTTCGATTCTAGTAGTGGCGCACTTTTGGACGATCCGGATATCGAAGCAATCTTTGCTATCCGTCAGCTAACGCTGATGTTTAGCAAGATCGCCCTCCCGGAGGACTCCAGTAATGGTAGTCCTCTTCCGGGTGGCAACAGAAATGTTGTTACCCCGGAACGCGAGAGGCGAGCGATGTCCGATTTCATCCAATGTGAGCATGAGGTCAAGGAGTCCGACGCTCGCTTAGATTGGCAATTTCTTGCTGATCTTAAGCGTATGTCGAACTTGCTATTTGGAGAGGTCTTTGCCAAAGTAGATAGAGATATCTACTGGGGTAGGACCTTCCCAAAGCATGGCCCAGGCGCTGTCGCTGATCGACTTACCAGTAATGGTAAGTGGAATCAGCGAACCTGGACCACTCGTCTTTCGGAGGTTTTTCCTCCGGAAGAGTTTCTCCTTTCTAATGTTCGGCCTGAAAAGGTCGATTCATTGAAGGAGGAGCTTGACCTCGTCGAACCCGGTTCCGAGATACCCGTTAGGATTATCACGGTTCCTAAAACGCTCAAAGCACCACGAGTTATTGCTATTGAGCCTACGTGCATGCAATATGCACAGCAAGCCATTAAGCAATGTATCGTGTCCGCGATCAACGAGGATGGTTTCCTCGCTCGCGTTGTCGGATTTGAGGACCAAGAGCCTAACAGGCGATTGGCCCAAAGAGGTTCTCACAGCGGAGACCTCGCTACGCTCGATCTGAGCGAAGCATCCGATCGTGTTTCGAATCAGCATGTACGGGCTATGATGGAGGACTTTCCGCATTTGCATGCGGCTGTCCAAGCATCACGGTCCCGAAGGGCTGATGTACCTGGTCACGGAGTAATCCGTTTGGCCAAGTTCGCGTCTATGGGTTCAGCTCTCTGCTTCCCTATTGAAGCGATGGTATTCCTTACCATCATTTTTCTAGGGATAGAAAGGGAGCTAAGTGCCCCGCTTTCTCGGGAAGATGTTGTCAACATCTTCTCCGAGCAGGTGCGTGTCTTTGGTGACGATTTGATCGTTCCCAGAGACTATGTGCTGTCCGTCGTAGACGAACTACATACTTTTGGGTATGTGGTTAACGTCGGCAAGTCTTACTGGACCGGAAGGTTCCGTGAGTCTTGCGGTAAGGAGTACTACGATGGCCATGACGTTTCAATCGTCAAGGTCAGACGGGTGCTCCCTACACGACGGCAGGACGCGGACGGTGTACAAAGCGTGGTCGCTCTTCGAAACCTTGCCTATTGGCATGGTTTGTGGAGGACGGCTTCGTGGTTGGATACCTACATCGAGAAACTCCTAAAGGTGTTTCCCAATGTGGCTCCGACCTCACCGTTGCTGGGCAGGGAGTCAGCGCTGGGCTATCAATTCCAGCGTCTGGATCCATACACGCATGGCCCTCTAACCAAGGGCTATTACGTGCGTGCCGAACCTCCTCGAGATCCTCTCGAAGGGGACGGTGCCCTGCTCAAGTGTCTATTGCAGAAACCCCAGCACGCCTTCGGTCTACGACTGAAGGACGTAAGCCAGGACTCTGCCGTCGACGTTGCGAGCGTTGACGATGGGCACTTGGAACGTTCTGGACGCCCCGAGCGCGTCAACATCAAGCTCGGATGGAGGTCTCCGCTTTAGCGGAGGCCCGGGCCTAAAAACCCGGTGGGAGAGACGAAGGTGTCTCACCCTGCTCCTTTGGACCAACTGTTAGGTTAGTCCAGGAGTGGACTAAGCATGGATTATTTCCTTGCTTAGGGAGATGCAC